TGCTCCTGCCACGGGTGCTGTGTTCACTGTTCCGGGTGTGTATCAATGCCATCCTGAAACCAAAGCTTCCTTGGGCGTGCTTCAGCAATTCACCATCGTTAGCGGCACTACGACCATTCAGACGGTATCACCGAATATCTATCTGACCGGCCCGCGTCAGAACGTCTGCTCTTCTACGGGCGCGAAGATTACAACTGCAACATTCGACGGCACTGGTGTTGTTCCGGTGTTCGTTGGTAATGCTTCCACCAGCTACGTGCAAAACCTGATGTACCACAAAGAGGCGTTCCAGTTCGTCACGGCAGATTTGCCGCTGATGGCGAGTTCGGAAAAATGCGTGCGCCGCACTCAAGACGGTTTGAGCCTGCGCGTATGGCAAGACAGCGACATTCGCAACGATGAATTGCTGATGCGTATCGACATTCTGTACGGCTTCGCTGCTCTGCGTCCTGAGTGGGCTTGCCGCATGATCGGCTCTGCCAGCGCGTAATAAATAGCCCCTTCGGGGGCTTTTTTAATTTCTAAGAGGAAAAAATCATGGCTTCGAATACATTGCAGAATTACGAACAACTGAGCTACGGCGGCCCCGGCCTTTCCATGCATCGCGCAAAAGCGGTGCAGGTAATCGGAGATGCTGTGGCAACTCGCACCCTAACGGCCAAAGAAGCAGGCGCAACCTGCCTGTTTGATCGTGCGGCTGGCGTGGTTTACACCCTGCCTGCTCCAGTGGCCGGTATGCAGTTTACTTTTATCACCACTGTTACTGTTACCTCTAATGCGGCAAAGGTTATTACCGACGCAGCCACTACGTTCGTGCTCGGTGGCGCTGCTACCCTGAACAGCGGCGCGACAACGGGCGAATTCTTTGCAGCGAACGGTACGACTCACGTATCTATCAACGGCAACGGCTCTACCACTGGCGGCATTATTGGCGACCGCATCACCTTTACAGCACTGAGTTCTACCGTGTGGTTTGTTGATGCTGTGCTGAATACTACCGGCACGGCTGCGACCCCGTTTGCAACCTCGTAATAACCTTGTTTGCAACCTCGTAATAACCTTGCCCCTCTTCGGAGGGGCATTTTCGCTAGGGTAATCATGAAAAGAATGCGCCACGAAAAACACGGATTTCATCATTGCTATAACGAAAGTGAAGAAGCGATGCTTAGAGCGAACGGATGGGTTGAAGACATACCAACCCCAATTGTTCCTCAAGAAATAGAAGAAATAAAGGAAGAAGTTAAACCCAAGCGCGGCAGGCCAGCAAAGGATAAATAATGGCAACAGCAGGCGATCAAATCAATGCCGCATTGCGGCTGATAGGGCAATTGGCTGAGGGTGAGACTCCTTCATCTGAAGCGTCTGCCGATGCTTTGAGCGCCCTTAACCAGATGCTGGATTCATGGTCTGCAACCGGGTTAAGTGTCCATGCTGTACAGACTCAGCATTTCACCTTTACCGCTACAGCAACCAGAACAATCGGCCCAACGGGTCAGCTTGTAGGTAATAGGCCTGTTTCAGTGCAGGAAGCCTATTACATCGTAAACAACGAGTCTATTTCTCTCACTCCAATTACCCAGGAAGAGTATGACGCAATCGGGCTGAAGTCATTAACCAGCGCGAACCCTGAATATATCCTGGTCAACATGACCGCGCCGAATATAACGGTTACGCTTTATCCGGCTCCCACTGCGTCAATTGATCTATATCTAGTTTCGGTTGTTGAATTAACGCAACCCGCAACGCTGGCAACCTCGCTTTCTGTTCCTCCTGGCTACCTCAGAGCATTTAAATATAACCTTGCTGTGGAGATTGCAGCGGAGTTCGGCATTGAACCTCCCCCCACAGTACAGCGCATTGCGGCTAGTTCGATGCGGATATTAAAGCGCCAGAACACCAAGCCGCAAATTATGGATTTGCCTATTCAGGTTGCCGGGAAGCAGCGCGGCAATATATTCGCAGGGTGATGATATGGCGAGCTTGCTAGATATCATTGCAGCAAAAAATCCGCAGAAAGCAAAAAACAAGCTATCCGATTTAGCAGACAATCCATTGCTATCCTCTTCCTATTGGGGAGATGTCGGGCAGGGTGTTATGGATGCTGTAAATCGCGGAGGGGTTGCCGGGCTTGTAGGAGCGCCTGTAGATATAGCCAACATGGTATTAAAGCCAGCCGGATTAGGCTCTGACATGCCTGTAATGGGTTCGGAGTGGTTGGGCGAAAAAATGCGTCTGGCCGGGATGGTGAGCGACAAACGCAACCCGTTTGCCGAGACTCTGGCGGGGTTTGTTGATCCTGTTACACTTGCTCCATATGCCATGAAAGCGGCTGCCGTCGCAGTTCCTGCACTTGCAGCATTGGGCGCGACTGCAATAGGTAGCAAGGTGAATAACGGAGCGGATTTATCGGCGCTTGCAAAAGGATTGAAAAAGCAGCAAGGAATATTTGCTGGTGTCGGGGCGAAAACGGCAAATCTTGATCTCCTGAAACAAGCCGAACAGATGAAAGCCCAAGGCATTGCAGATGATGTGATTCACGCGAAAACAGGCTGGTTTAGCGGCATGCCGGATGGGAAATGGCGGTTTGAGATACCGGATAATGCGGCAATACCAATAGGAATGTTAAAACTTAAAAAACAAAGAGAGATATATGACCATTCTTATGGAGATATTAGACCTCCAATAATGTCAGACGCACTAAGTCACTCTGAATTATATGACGCATACCCAAGCATAGGAAAATCAAGAGTTGGAATTTTACCGACTAAAGATGCTCCAAATGCCCAATTTTTGCATGGATCAGTAAGTTTTAATCCTTCTCTTAATAAATTAAATATGAAATCTGAGGGATTGCATGAGTTACAGCACGCAATACAACAGCAAGAAGGATTCGCAACAGGAGGCGCATATTCAAATCCAGAATATAGCCGCCTAGCCGGTGAAGCCGAAGCCCGCCTAACCCAAGCACGCATGAACATGACCGCAAAGCAACGTGCAGCAAGCTATCCGCCCAGCATGTTTGATGTGCCGGTGGATCAGCAGATTGTAAGGTATGGAGATGGTACGTCGATGAGTGTGCCAGATAAATTAGTGGCTCAAAAAGGCTTGTTCCAAGGAACCATAGATAAAACGAGAAATATTGATGTAAAGGGAAATGATTTATTTTCGCAACATGCCTCAATGCCTGCAAGAGCGGCAGTTGAGCGCGATATAAATATGACTGTTTCGCCACTAGAAAATGGGAAATACGTTTTACAGTATAGACCGCTTTGGGGAAGTTCTTCTAAAGAATTTCATATTATTGGGGATGACCCTAACGCTCTAGCATTGGCGGGAATTGATAGGCTCACAAGAAGCGATAAGGCTATATCATCCGCACAAAAAGCAAAATTTAATAACTCGTTGCTTGGGAAGTTGAATGCAGAGTTTGGTGATACGTTCTCAAAAGCAAAATCAACGCAAAGCAAATCAGAATATCTAATCCACAATCCGACAGGAATAAAGATAAGGATTTCGGACCATAATCTACCGCTTGGATATGAGCAGCCTGATGTTGACCTTAGATTTGGTCAATCTTTGGAAGAAAAATTATCCGCAATAAGGGAGGCGATTAAATGAAACGCCTCCCCTGCATCATTTCCAACTTTATAGGAAACCTGTCTGGCAGGATACAAGAGCGGGCGGTGAGAGCCGATAAATCCGGGTCGCCGGAACTTGTACAGAATATTGCAGCGGGAGGCGAATAGATAATGCGCCTTAGTATCAGAAAAGTCAACAAGTCCCTAACGGGGCTTTTTTTACGCCCATAGAAAAATGAAAACACCCATCCTAGGATCATCGTACGTTGCCCGTTCAGTCAATGCGGCCTGCAATCGGATGGTGAACCTATTTCCGGAGGCCGTTCCACCAGGCGGGCGGGATGGCGGCTTTCTTTCCAGAACACCCGGCCTGAGGCTTCTTGCGTCGATAGGTGGCGGGCCAATACGTGGCATGCATGTATTTGGCAGTTATGCGTATGTTGTGAGCGGGCCGGAGCTTTACAGAATAGATACCGCACTGACACAAACATTACTCGGAACGGTGACGGGTACGGATGCTGTTTCAATGGCAGACAATGGGATTCAGTTATTTGTCGCGTGCAACCCGGACGGGTTTATATACAACGCCACGACCGGAGTATTTGGACAGATTACGGACCCAGATTTTCCCGGTGCTGTAACGGTTGCATACCTTGATAGTTATTTCGTATTCACCGAGCCAAATTCGCAGCGCGCATGGGTGACAGCATTACTGGATGGCACATCTATTGATCCATTGGACTATGCAAGCGCAGAAGCCGCACCGGATTTGCTAGTGGCTCATATCGTGAGCCACCGAGAGGTGTGGATGTTCGGTAAAAATTCTGTCGAGGTTTGGTATAACGCTGGCAATGCCGATTTCCCTTTGTCGAGAATACAAGGCGCGTTCATCGAGACGGGGTGCGATGCGCCTTATTCGATTGCGAAGATGGATAACTCTATCTGGTGGCTTGGCGGTGACGATAGAGGGCGCGGGATCATTTACAGAAGCAATGGATACCAACCCGCCAGAGTATCAACCGAAGCAATTGAATACGCGATTCAGAAGTACTCCACCATTTCCGATGCCATAGGGTTTGCCTATCAGCAGGCTGGCCATAGTTTCTATGTGCTGACATTCCCCACCGAGAATAAGACTTGGGTATATGACGCAGCTACTCAGTTATGGCACGAGAGGTTATGGTTTAATAATGGCGATTTCGTGCGTCATCGTGCGAACTGCAAAATTATCTTCAATGACATGGTAATAGTCGGGGATTATCAGAATGGAAATATCTATGAATATGACCTTGAAACATATTCGGATAATGGAACCATTCAAAGATGGATTAGATCGTGGCGCGCATTGCCTACAGGAACGAATAACGGAAAGCGCACAACGCATCATTCGCTGGAGGTGTTTGTAGAGTCTGGAACCGGGCTTGTAACGGGGCAGGGAAGCGATCCGCAAATTCAATTGAGATGGTCAGACGATGGCGGGCATACGTGGTCAAACTATCATGCCAAGTCAATTGGAAAGATTGGCGAGTTTGGTAAGCGCGTGAAATGGCAAAGACTCGGTTCAACGTCAGGCATCAATGACAGAGTGTATGAAATATCCGGAACTGACCCGGTAAAGATTGTAATCACTGGCGCGGAATTGGATGTGAGATGACAGAGGGCGTAATCCTAAACGAGCGTGAATTGTTGGCTCTTGGTATATCAAGAGCGAACGTCGCAGCTCTTAGAAAGATGCAGGAAATAACCGGATCGAGCATAACAGATCCAACGTTATTGGCCGAGGTAATTGCGATCACGGTTTCTACCATTGGCGAAATGAGGGGGCATGTATCCCGCCTAAAGAATGAAATCGAAGAGCTTAGGCAGATGATCCCAAAGGCAAGGGTAAGCGAGAAGAGCAAAGAAATAGAAGAGCTTTCCGCAAGGGTAAATCAGCGCGTTCCAGTTATGCGCGCCCAAGATGAAGTAATCAACAGAAACCAGAATATTTCAGAACTTCAGAAGCAATTAGACGAAATCAAAACTTTTATAGGGATGTAAAACATGACGATCACATATTCAAAGCTGTTTGAGCCGAACATGGTGGACAATGCGGCGGCGGAAACGCTTTACACCGTCCCTGCAACGCCTTCGACATCTCTTCTCCGCAATGGCCGCATTCGTTTTTCCAATATCACTGCGGGCGCGGTAACGATTAAAGCATGGGCCGTTCCTTCTGGTGGAACGGCATCCGATACCAATTGCTGTTTGCCAACGGTGAGCGTAAATGCGAATTCATATCTTGACGTTGATCTTCCGTTAATGAAGGCGGGCGATTTCGTGCAAGGTCAGGCAGGGGCGGCGAGTTCGATCACATCTGCAATCATTGATGGCTTTATTCAAAGCTAAGGGGGTTATATGAGCTTTTGGACAGACATTAGGGATACTGTAGAAAGTGCGGCGGCAGTGGTTGGAGATTATCTGCTACCAGGCTCAAGTTTGATTACCAACAATCTTGTTAGCAAAGGCGCTCAAGAACAATTGAATTCGCCAATAGGAAAGCTTGCACAGATCGGCTCCCCCCTGT